ACTATCTATTGGTTCTACTATTGCAAGTGCCACAAAGAGTATTCAATCCATAAAAGGTAACGCTAAAACAGTAAGTCCACAAAGCATTCCATCTAATGGTGGTGGTGGTGGTGCATCTGTTCCTCCATCATTTAATGTAGTAGGAGCAAGTAATACAAATCAGTTAGCAGATGCAATAGGTGGGCAGTCAAAAAAACCATCAAGAGCGTATGTAGTGGCTTCTGATGTATCAACTGCTCAAGCGTTAGATAGAAATATTATTACAGAAAGTGGAACATAAAAACACAAAACACATTAAATAAATCATTATATAGATATGAAACTAATAGAATTAATTTTAGATGATGATGAGGCAATAGGTGTAGAAGCTATTTCTGTAGTTGAAAACCCAGCTATTGAGTCAGATTTTATTGCTCTTAATAGCCAAGAGATAAAACTTGCTGAGATAAGCAAAGAGAAAAGACTTTTAATGGGTGCTTTATTGATACCAAAGAAACCTATTTACAGAAAGTCAGGAGATGATGAGTACTATATTTTCTTCTCAGAAAAGACAGTAGCAAAGGCTTCTCAATTATACCTACAAAATGGCAATCAATCAGAAGCAACACTAGAACACGATTCACAATTGAAAGGATTGACATTAGTTGAAAGTTGGATCGTAGAAGATAAAGCAAAAGACAAGACTGCTTTGTATGGTTTAGATGTTCCTGTAGGCACATGGATGGGTTCTGTAAAAGTAGAGAATGAAGATGTATGGAACGATTATGTAAAGACTGGAAAAGTAAAAGGCTTCAGTATAGAAGGATATTTCGCGGATCGATTAGAAAGACCTAAAGAAGAAATAGAAGAAAATTTATCAGCAGACGAAAATAAATTAGAAGAACTAAAAAAATTATTAAGATGACAAGAGCAGTTTATTGCTATTGCAAAAACACCTACACCATTGAAGAATGTGACTGTAATAGATGCAAAGATAGAGAAATCTGGAGGCAAGGAATAGGTAGTACAGAGCAAACATCTGAATAAATTTCAATTTGAAAATACAAAATAATAACCAATTTTAATTATATATATATGAACACAAAAGAAACATTAAATAAAGTTCGCACTTTACTCGGTATAGAGGTAAAGCTAGAGCAAATGACATTGGAAAATGGAGCTGTATTAGAAGCTGAAGTATTTGAAGCTGGAGCTGAAATATTTGTAGTCGCTGAAGATGAGCGAGTACCAGTACCAGTAGGAGAGTACGAAGTTGAAGGTAAAACTATTGTAGTTGCTGAAGAAGGAGTAATTGCAGAGATCAAAGAAGCTGGAGCAGCAGAAGAAGAAGCACCAGCAACTGAAGAAGTAGTTGAAGAAGAAGAGTTAGAAGCAGAAGCATCAACTCCTAAGAAAATTGTTAAATCAATCTCAGAAGAAATGTTCTTCTCAGAAATTGAAAAGCTACGAAGCGAAATAAACGAACTTAAACTATCTAAGGTTGAAGAAAAAGTAGAGTTATCTGCTCAACCAGAAGTGGAAGGAATTTCTCACAATCCAGAGAGAGCAACAGAGAAGAAAAACTTAAATCTATTTGCTCAAAAAGGAAGAAATACAATACAATCAAGAATCTTTAATAAAATAAACAATAAATAACAATGGCTACAACAACAAGTATTAGTGAATCATATGTAGGGGAATTTGCATCTGATTATGTATCTGCAATGCTTTTAAGTGGAAACACTTTAGCAAACGGATTAATTGAAATTAAACCAAACGTAAAGTACAAGGAAACATTAACAAGATTAGAATTAGACGGACTAGTTGCCGATGCTTCTTGTGATTTTGCTGATACAGGTACGTTAACTTGGACTGAAAGAACTATCGAACCTAAATCTTTACAAGTAAACATCAAACTTTGTAAGACTACTTTCAGAAGTACGTTCGAAGCTGGTTCAATGGGTGCATCTGCACACGATAACTTCCCAGCAAAATTATCTGATTTCATTATCGGAAAAACATCTGCTAAAATAGCACAAGCTACTGAGCTTGCAATTTGGGGTGGTACTGCTGGAGCTGGTTCTTTTGATGGGTTTACAACTTTATTAGCTGCTGATGCTGCTCATACTGGATCAAAAAAGATTACAGGAGAAGCAATAACACCAGCAAATGTAGTTGCAGAATTAGGATCTGTGATTGATGCAATTCCAGAGCAATTATTACAAGACGAAGGTCTTTATGTTTACGTTGCGAACAACGTGTACAGAGCTTACAAAAGATCATTAGGAGGTTTCCAAGCAAACGGACAAGGAGCTAATGGTGTAAACGGACAAGGAAACAACCAAGACATCGATGTACAGTTTTTTGATGGTATTAAAGTTGTTCCTGTGAATGGATTACCATCTAACAAAATGATTGCGACTATCAAAGACAACCTTTTCTTCGCTACATCTTTGTTAAGCGATATGAATGAAGTTCGTGTAATTGATACAGCTGAAACTTTAGGAGACCAAAATGTAAGATTTATAGCTCGTTATACAGCAGCAGTAAATTATGCAGTAGTTGAGGACATCGTTTCTTACGGATTAGGTTTATAATCTAACAATAATAATAAAAACGAGGGTAGGTAGAGAATATCTATCTACCCTTTTTTAATAACTTAAAACATATATAAAAATGGCTTGTTTAACACTTAGCTCTGGTAGAGCTTTACCATGTCGAAAAGGTTCTGGTGGTTTGAAATCAGTATATTTTGCAGATTTTGGAACTCTTGGTACTGTTACTAAAAGTGGTTCAGAAATCACAGCACTTGAATCTGGAGACTTTTACAAATTCGATATTAACGGTTCATCATCTTTAGAGACTACAATCAATGCTTCTAAAGACAATCAAAGTTTATTTTACACACAAACTTTGAGTTTAAACTTACTTGTACTTGATAAAGCAACGCAAGAGCAGATAAAAATTCTTGCAGCAAGTAAATCTCATGTAGCTGTTGAAGATCAAAATGGAGTATTCTATATGATTGGTTTGATTAACGGAGCTGAAGCAAACGGAGGTGCAATTTCTTTGGGTGCTGCAATGGGCGATGCTCAATCATTTTCAATCACATTGGAAGCAATGGAAGTAGACCCAGCATATTTTGTTGAAAAAACAGTAATTCCAGCTAAAACATCTGCAACGCAAATTAATCCTAACGCATAGTTTTTTTTCATAATTTGTTTTCGATAGAAAAAGGCAATCTTAATTGATTGTCTTTTTTTTGCTTTAAATAAATAAAAAGAGTCTATTTTTTTATTATATAAGTATGAAAGTATTACTACATACTACATCTTCACAAACCATAAAGATTATACCTCGTGTATATGCTTCATCTGTCACATTAAGATTGAGAGATGACAGCTCTAATACCTCTGTAGACTTGTTAGTTACTGGTGCTACATCTGGAAACTACCTTGAATTGAGTACTGTTTTTGATTTAAAAGAAGGTAGATTTTATGATTTAAAAGTTTACAACGGACAAGGAGCAATTACAGAGGCAGATATTATCTATAGAGACAAGATTTTTTGTACTAATCAATCAACTAACCAATCAAACAACGAGCATTATTCAGTAAACAAAGATGTGTATGTTGAGAAAAGTGGTAATAATGATTTTATAATACTATAATGAAAAAACGCATAAATAAAGTAAGACCACAAGCACCAAAAAAACAAGCACGATCTAATGTTTCTTTTGTTAATTTATCATCTTACACAACACCAGAGATAGTAGAGTCTAAGAATAAAGAGTGGATTGAATTTGGTACTGATAATGACTTTTTTAATTTTTTGATTGATAAAGCAAATGGAAGTGCTACAAATAGTGCTTGTATAAACTCAATCTCTCAGATGATTTATGGTAAAGGGTTGTCTGCTACAGATAGTGCAAGGAGACCAGAGCAGTATGCTAGAATGATATCTTTATTTAAGAAAGACGATTTACGAAGGTTTGCTTATGATTTAAAGTTGACAGGGCAATGTGCTATACAAGTAATATACTCAAAAAATAAAAAGACTATTGAGAAAGTAGAGCATCTACCAATTGAGACTTTAAGAGCTGAGAAATGTGGAGCAGACGATAAGGAAGTACAAGCATATTACTACTTCCCAAAATGGGAGGATATAAAGCCATCTGACAAGCCATTACGCATACCAGCGTTTGGTGTATCTGATACACCTAAACCAATTGAGATATTGTATGTGAAGCCTTATGAGGCTGGGATGTACTACTATAGTACTCCTGACTATATTGGAGGAATACAATATTGTGATTTAGAAATAGAGGTATCAAACTACCACATAAATAATGTGCGAAACGGATTGAGTCCATCAATGATGATTAATTTCAACAATGGTGTACCAGATGAAGAAACACAAGTTTTAACAGAAAATAAGATCAAGCAAAAGTATCAAGGATCGTCAAGAGCTGGTACTCCTATTATTGCTTTTAATGATAATAAAGAGAGTGCTGCAACTATTGAGGCTATTCAATTATCAGATGCTCATAATCAGTATCAATTTATAAATGAGGTAGCACAATCAAAGATTTTAATTGCTCATAGAATTGTGTCTCCAATGCTTTTAGGTATTAAAGATAACTCTGGTTTTGGTAATAATGCAGAGGAATTAAAAGACAGTTCAATACTAATGAACAACATGGTAATAGCTCCATTTCAAGAGCTTTTAACAGATGCTTTTGATAAGATATTAGCTTTCAATAACATTAGCTTAAACCTATACTTTAAGACCTTACAACCTTTGCAGTTCTTAGACTTAGACAACGTAGAAGACAAGATAACAAGAGAAGAAGAGACTGGTGTAAAGATGTCTAAAATGGCTTCAGATTTAGAGGAGTTTGGACAGGATGAGGATTTGGAGAACTGGGAGCTAATAGATGAGAGAAAAGTAGATTATGATGCAGAAGATTCTTTAAATGAAGAGTTAGAAAAGTTAAACAATCCAAAATTATCTGCATTGTCTAAAATGTACAATTTTGTTACTACTGGAACAGCAAGACCAAAGGCAAAATCTAAGCAAGATGGAGTAAATGAAGAAGGTGTACAGTTTAAAGTTAGGTATCAATATGCACCTTTAACATTTAGCGAAAATAGTAGAGAGTTTTGCAAGAAAATGGTAAGAGCAAAAAAGATATATCGTAAGGAAGATATAGATATGATGAGTAAAAAAGCAGTTAATGCTGGTTGGGGGTTGTCTGGAGCTGATACCTATGATATATGGCTATACAAAGGCGGTGGCGGTTGTCATCATTTTTGGATGAGAAAGACATACAGAGCAAAGAACGCTAAAACAAAGCCAGATGTAGGCAATCCAAATGCTGAAGTAAGCGTAAACAAAGCTAAAAAAGAAGGATTTAAACCCGAAGTAAACGCAAAAGAGGTTTCGAAAAGACCTGTTGATATGCCTAATAACGGATTTGTAAAGAAAAGATAACTATGGCAACAGCATTATTTATAAGTAGAACAGACCTCGTTAAGAATAGTATTCTTGATGGTAATACTGATACAGATTTATTCTTACAATATGTGAGAATATCACAAGAGATACACATCCAGTCTGCACTTGGTACAAAATTATATGATAGAATTTCAGCAGATATAATTGCTGGAACTTTAACAGGAGACTATCTATCTCTTGTTACTGATTATGTGCAACCTATGTTGATCCATTATGCAATGACAGACTATCTACCATTCTGTGCGTATCAAGTGAAATCTGGAGGAATATATAAGCATAGCTCAGAGAACTCAGAAACAGTAAACAAAGAGGAAGTAGATTTTTTAGTACAAAAAGAGAGAGATTTTGCTGAGTATTATTGTCGAAGGTTTGTGGATTTTATGGATTTCAATAGTACAAAATTTCCAGAATATACAAGTAATAGTGGCTCAGATATATCTCCTGACAAAGACAGCAATTCATCAAGTTGGGTATTATAATGGCAAGAACATACAAACCAAAATTAAAGAACGTAGTTAAATTAACTAAGTATCTAACAAAAAAAGAAAAAGATGGCAAACGAGATATATCCCGTTAGTTGGTGGGGGACTCCAGTTCAAAATGGATGGGGTGGTATTTATTATGACTATGCAGTAACAAGTGCAGTACCTAGTTTGTTGGCTTCTTTAAAAGCAAGGGCAACACACTTTGAGAATGTAACGAGTACAACAACAACATTAACCGCTTTTGAAATTATAGAATAATATGGCAGATAATTTATTAGATAAAGCGTCAATTTTACTTACACCAACTGCATACGACAATGGAAGTATGTTAAGTGTAAAGCCAGAGAACGGAGATGGGGATTTCACTTTTTCAAGAAATGGGGCAGCAAGTAGAGTTAATTCAAGTAGCAATATAGTTACTGAAGGTACGAATTTACCACGTATAAACTATGAGAATGGTATTGGAAGCTGGTTACTTGAGCCACAGAGTACGAACTTGGTAACTTATAGTGAAAATCTAAATACATATTTTCAACAAAAGATTGATACAACAATAACTGATAATTATGGTATTTCTCCAAGTGGTCAATCAAATTCTTCAAGAATACAATTTGCTGATGCAACTTCATTTTGTTATAATATAATAAGCGTATCAACAGACCATACAGCAAGTGTTTATGTAAAAGGTACAAGTGGTCAAACTATAAGATTTGGAATAGGTGGAAACGTAACAACTGGCGAATTATTTACTTTTAATGGTTTATGGCAAGTAATTGAATACACCGCTTCAAGTGCTACTCAAATATTTTTTTCTTCTTATTATGGTGCAACAGCTTCAGATTTTGAGGCATTTGGACTACAACTAGAACAGCAATCTTTTGCAACCTCATACATCCCAACGGATGGTGCTGCAAATACTAGGATTCAAGATATAGCATCTAATTCTGGGAACGCTAGTTTGATAAACTCTACAGAGGGTGTGTTGTATGCAGA